CTGACTGGGTCGATCCTGCTACGCTGGAGGACTAATCTGATATGCGCATCATTGGTAACGCTGGAAAAGCGAGAGAAGTACAGGCCGTTGCCAGTGGTGCGTTGTCCACGGGTGACACTGTTGTAGTGAACTCAGATGGCACTGTGAGTGTTGTTGAGGAGACATCCTTAACCCAAGGCTTTGGAAGCGATGTTATCTACAACGACGCTAGAACCGATCAGACTGCTTTGACGTATGACCCAAGCAATCAAAAGATTGTCGTTTTTTATCAAAACAACGGCAACTCAAGTTACGGCACAGCGTCAGTTGGCACGGTATCAGGGGACAGCATATCTTTCGGTACTCCCGTTGTGTTTTTTTCTGCGGGAATGTCAGATCCGCAAGCCACCTACGACAGCGTGGCGGGTAAAGTTGTGGTTGCATATAAAAAGAGTGCAGGTGGCCTTGCGGCAAGCGTCGGTACTGTTAGCGGTACTTCCATTACTTTCGGCAGCTCCACGCAGATTGATGGCGACTCTCTACTCAATAAGCTGGATTGTGTTTACGACGTTGCGTCTGAAAAAGTGGTCATCGCATATCCTGACAGCGGCACTTCAAACCACGGCAAGGCTGTTGTGGGTACGGTAAGTGGAACGTCTATCAGCTTTGGTACTGCGGTGACATTTCAAAGCTCAACGGTCATCAACATAAATTTGGCTTACGATGCCGCTTCTCAAAAGACAGTGGTGGTCTACACCAAGACAAGTAATAACCGAGGTACTGCCAACGTCGGCACTGTGTCCGGCACTTCTATTAGCTTCGGAAGTGCTGTTGAGTTTGAAACAGGCTCAACGCAAAACCTTGCAGTCGCTTACGATGCGTCTCAGGAAAAAGTCCTTATTGGGTTTAGGGACGGCAATGACAGTGACCAAGGCAAGGCTGTTGTTGGTGCGGTCAGTGGTACATCTATATCTTTCGGTACAGCAGCGATTTTCAATGCAGCACTGACAACTCAAATTAGAGCGGCATATAATTCTAGCGCCCAGAAAGTCGTTTTTAGCTACAGAGACGGAAGCACTGCGGCCAGTGCAATCCCCGCCACCATTAGTGGCACGTCAGTATCCTTTAGCACAGAGTCTACATTTAACGCCACGCATGAGCCTGCTGGTAGTGCAATGGTATATGACACAGCGGCTAACCGGATTGTGATTACTTATAAAGACGAGGGTAACTCGAGCTACGGCACGTCTTTGACAATGACGCTGGACGAGACAGTGACCAACCTCACCTCTGACAACTACATCGGCACAGCCGCCACAGGCGCACCTAGTGGGCAAGGCGCTAAGATCAACCTCAAGGGCGCTGTGGACGAGAACCAATCTGGCCTGACCGCAGGTCAGAGTTACTACGTCCAGACGGACGGCACACTGGGGACTACCCCCGCAGACCCAAGTGTATTCGCTGGCACTGCTGTAGCTGCAACCAAACTTATCGTGAAGGGCTAAGACATGGCACTAGATACCATTCCAAAGCAAGAGGGCGGTAAGCTCAAGGCCGTTGCATCTGGGACACTGCCAAGCGGTCAGCCTGTTGTGGTTAATGCTGATGGCACTGTGAGTGTTGTTGAGGGGACTTCAATTTCTGAGGCCATAGGCTCTGAGACTGTTTTTGAGGCTGATAGCACCCTTTCGACTGGCTGTGGCTTTGACTCAAACAGCAATAAAGTCGTTATAGCATATAGAGACTTTAATAACTCAAGTTACGGAACTGCTGTAGTAGGCACAGTGAGTGGTACTTCTATCTCGTTTGGTACACCTGTAGTTTTCAATGCAACGGGAAGCACTAATGAAAGTATCGTAGTTTTTGACAGCCTCAACAATAAAATTGTAATAGTTTATCAAGACGGCGGTAATTCTGCTTACGGAACAGCCATTGTCGGAACCGTTAGCGGCGACACCATTAGCTTTGGTTCACCTACAGTTTTTATAAGTCAGACCTTGAGTTGGCCGTCAGCAACTTTTGACACTGTTAACAATAGGGTTGTAATTTCTTACGCCGACAACGGAAACTCTGTATATGGCACTGCAATAGTAGGAACTGTCAGCGGAACCTCAATAAGTTTTGGTTCGTCCACGGTATTTGAGAGTGCCGACACAGACAACACGGCGATTACTTTTGACAGCAGTAATAATAAGGTTGTCGTAGCATATCAGGATGCAGGAAATTCAAACTATGGAACAGCCGTTGTTGGTACGGTAAGCGGGACTTCAATTAGCTTTGGAACCCCTGTTGTTTTTGAAAGCCAAGACAGTGACAAGATTGCTATTACGTTTGATAGTGCAAGCAATAAAGTTGTCGTAGTTTATCAAGATGACGGAGGCGATAACTCAAGATATGGTACTGCTATCGTAGGGACGGTATCGGGTACGTCAATTAGTTTTGGATCACCTTCTATCTTTGAAAGCGCTAACACAGATTCCATCACAGCTTCATTTGACAGCAATGTTAATAAAGTTGTCATACAGTACAGAGATGGAGCAAATAGTAATTACGGAACGATTGTTTTTGGAACCGTAAACGGTAACGCAATTACGTTTACATCTCCGACAGTGTTTAACACGGCAAACACAGGGGCAAACTCTAGTGTTTTTGATTCCAATTCAAACAAGGTAATTGTTGCTTATCAAGATGCTGGCAACTCTGCATACGGAACAGCTATTGCTGTTCAAGCTCCGGGTTCTGTAACCAACCTCACCTCCGAGAACTACATCGGTATGTCTGGTGGGGCGGTTTCGGGTTCACCTCAGTCTGTAGGTTCTGCGGTTGTGTTTGAAAGTGCCGAAGCAGATCAAATGTCCGCCGTTTACGATACTAACAGCCAAAAAGTAGTTATTGCATATAGAGACCGTGGCAACAGTAACTACGGAACAGCAATCGTAGGGACGGTAAGTGGCACATCAATTAGCTTTGGGACCGCCGTTGTTTTTGAAAGTGCTAGTAGCTATGATTTTGCTGTTACCTACGACACTAACTCGCAAAAAATTGTTGTAGCTTACACTGACGGGGGGAACTCGACCTACGGCACTGCTATTGTAGGTACGGTAAGTGGTACGTCCATCAGCTTTGGGTCTGCCGCTGTGTTTAAAACTGCCAACGCATCTGGCAAGGCGATGACTTATGACAGTAACTTACAGAAAATTGTTGTAGCATACAGAGACCTTGGCAACAGCGATCAAGGCTCGTGCAACGTAGGTACGGTAAGTGGCACGTCCATCAGCTTTGGTTCCGACGTTGTTTTTGAGGCGGCTAGTACAAACGAAATATCTGCCACATTTGATAGCAACAGCAACAAAGTGGTTATCTCTTACAGCGATGAAGGCAATAGCAACTACGGCACTGCGATAGTAGGGACAGTAAGCGGTACGTCTATCAGCTTTGGAACCGCCGTTGTTTTTGAGGCGGCAACAGCGACACAGATGTCTTCGGCTTTTGACAGCAGCAGCAATAAAGTTGTTGTAGCATATAAAGACGCTGGTAATTCATTTTTTGGCACGGCCATTGTGGGGACAGTAAGCGGTACGTCTATTAGCTTTGGCACTGCCGCTGTGTTTCAAGAGTCAAACACTAACGACATATCAGCAGTTTTTGATCCCAGTACAAACAAAGTAGTTATAGCTTATCAAGACGGCGGAGACTCTGATTTTGGTAAAGTTATAGAGGGAACGGTTAGCGGTACGTCTGTCAGCTTTGGAAGCGCGCTTACTTTTGAAAGCTCAAAGAGTGAGTGGATTTCGGCTGCTTACGACACTGCTTCACAAAAAACTGTAATAGCATATCAGGATGATGCTAACTCTCAGTACGGAAACGCAATTGTATTTCAGGCAGACACAATTACCAGAGGCGAAGTAGCCGACGGCGACAACGCTGTGGTTGACATCGTAGGCACGGTCTCCACAAACCAAGTAGGCCTCACCGCTGGCCAGCAATACTACGTCCAGACAGATGGCACTGTAGGCACAACCCCTGCCGACCCAAGCGTCTTGGCGGGAACGGCAATATCTGCTACAAAGATGCTAGTGAAAACATAGAGGTTCTCCATGCCGTTAATCCCCCTCAACATTCCAGCGGGCCAATACAGAAACGGCACTGAGTATCAGTCTCAAGGCCGCTGGCGTGATGGCAACTTGATTCGTTGGCATGAGGGTGCTTTGCGCCCAGTTGGCGGCTGGCGTCAGCGCGGAAGCGTTGATTTAGACGGCGTAACACGCACAATGGTTGCGTGGGAAGACAACAGCGGCAATCGTCGCGTTGCCTTTGGCACGGCCAACAAGCTGTATGCAATGACTTCTGGTAACGCCGTAAGCGACATTACGCCTTCTGGCTTCACTACTGGCCGCGTGGATGCAACCTCTTTTACAAGCTACGGTGGCGGTGTGTACGGGACTAGCCTTTACGGCCTGCCGTCAGAGGACATCGGAACTATTTTCCCGGCGACCACATGGAGCTTGGAAAATTGGGGCGAATACTTGCTGGCCACAACGGCGGATGACGGCAAGATTTACGAGTGGCAGCTTAACGGCGCAACACCAGCGGCAGTATTATCAAACGCTCCAGTGGACTGCTCCGGCATGATGGTGACGGAAGAACGGTTTGTGTTTGCCTTTGGCGCAGGCGGCAACCCTCGCAAGGTTGCGTGGTCTGACCGTGAGGATAACAATACTTGGACACCAGCGGCGACTAATGAGGCTGGTGACATTGAAATCCAAACCAACGGCACAATCCTCAAGGGATTACGCACACGCGGGCAGTCGCTCATCTTAACAGATCAAGACGCCCATACAGCCACATACAGCGGTCCTCCATTCGTTTACGGCTTTGAGCGGGTCGGTACGTCGTGTGGCTTAATTGCATCTAACGCCGCCGCCTCGATTGATGAAGGCGTAGTGTGGATGGGCCAGCGCTCATTCTTTATCTACGCTGGTGGCTCTGTGCGAGACTTGCCGTGCGAAGTTGCTGATTATGTTTTTAGCGACATGAACAATGACCAAAGGTCAAAAGTTCACGCTGTAGTCAACAGTCGGTTTAACGAAATCTGGTGGTTTTACCCAAGCTCCAGTGGCACAGAGTGTGACAGCTACGTTGCGTTTGATTACGCAGAAAACATTTGGACCACTGGCGAGATTGACCGCACCGCTGGCGTTGATCGTGGCGTATTCCGTCAGCCGTTTTGGATTGCCGCAGATGGCGTTCTGTATGAGCAAGAGATTGGCTTTGACTACGGTGGCCAATCTCCTTTTGCCGAGACAGGCCCAATTGCGCTGGGCGTAGGTGAGAACGTGATGGCTGTGCGCGGCATGATCCCAGACGAAAACACGCTGGGTGATGTAAATGCCACATTTAAAACACGTTTTTATCCGACGGACACTGAGCGAGATTATGGCCCATACAACATGGCTAACCCCACAAGCCTGCGTTTTACCGGGCGTCAAATTAGGATGCGCGTTACGGGCAATGCGGAGTCCGATTGGCGCGTTGGTATTATGCGGCTTGACGCTGTAGCTGGTGGCCGCAGATGAGCCGAATACTTCCACCCATCACGCTTGACATAGCGCAGTGGGCCGAGAATATGCGGCGCTACCTTGGCCGGGCTTTAGACCAGCTCGGCTTCAAGGAAACTTATTCATCGGCTTCTGAAAATGGCGTGATGCTATGGGATAACGTGAATGGCTACCCGGTGGTCTCAAAGAACGGTGAGTGGGTGCAAGTTGTTTTGGAGGACGGCAAGTATTCCGGGGCAGTGACCGCAGACCAAACTGCCGCGTCTATAAACACAGCTTACGCTTTGACTTACACTTCCAGCACCACTGACGGTATTAATAACGGTACTCCAGCCTCTCGGATTGTGTTCGATGAGGCTGGTCAGTATATGATTAGCTTTTCTGCGCAGATTGCATCGACATCAAGCTCAACTGTAAACTTCTGGTTTTGGCCCCGGGTCAACGGCTCTGACGTTGCCGGGTCAACAATGAAAAACGCACTACATCAAAACGGGTCTGTTTTAGTTGTGTCGCGCTCTGCAATATTTGAGCTTAACGCTGGGGATTACCTTGAAGCTATGTGGGCCGCAGACAACACCAATGGCTTTCTTGACGCAACAGCCGCAACTGCATTTGCGCCTGCCGCGCCTGCCTCAACGATAGCAATTACGAGGTTGCATGGATAAGGATTTGGCCAGATGTAAGCCTTGGATTGAGGCAGCTCTAAGCTACAGCGGCGGCACGCATGACTTTGCGGATGTAGTTGATGGGTTGCAGCGTGGCCTCATG